GCGCCAGTGTAGCAGGCGAGTCCAGCTGTAAGAGTGACCGGAAGATCGACTGTCTGCCAGAGCTTAAGACCACTGGTCTGCCAGATATTGATCAGATCGTTAAGACGGTTCATGCCGGAGGCAAGCTGCTCCGAGTTCGGCTCATCGCCCTCCTGGAGTTTCCCTGCATTCTGCATCGCCATCGCGATTAGGCGATAGGCGCTGTTAAAGGTTGCTGGCGTTGTCATTGTCCGTCCAGTCCATGATAGTCGGGGTGAAGAGAGCGAACCGCTGTGTAGAGTTGCGATACCCTGCGGTCTAGCCCGGCGAGTTCCCCGCGCAAGTCTCGTTCAATCCCGCCGAGCGTTCTGTTAATTTGCGACAGGCGCTCTGAAATCTCGGCAACTTGATTCTGCATTTGATGAACACCCCACGCGAGAAGAGCCGCTATAACACACAACAGCCCTCCGAGAACCCATAGGATGATAGTGACCTCGGCATCCTGAAACATAAAAGCCTTTCAGCGAAAAGTGGATTTGGCCAGAATAGAAAGTGCTTTGGCAATGCGTGTTATTACGGCCTCGACTCCGTCAGATGCCAGATCAGCTGTGATACGAGTTGCTATCTGAGCTGGGCGGTGATTTACCAAAAAGGTTATGAAGGGAAGCCCCTTCACGTCGTCAAGGTCGGTCTGATCTTGAAGATGTTGCGCAGCAGCGTCGAGCTCGGCCTGCGTGGGAGTGTAGGGTACGGGGACATTTCCCGCCGCAAGCCACGCCTGGTAGGCGGCGTAGTCGGAGTTACCCTCCGCGAACGGGATGCAGGCGTTGTCGGAGGAACGAGTAACGGAGTCACTTTGCTGGGTAAGTTTGTACATGGCTTAGAGCTCCGCGTTAGCTGTCCACATTGCTGAAAATTGATGACCCGCTGTTAGCGTCCCGGTCAGTCGGTTGAAGCCAACCTGGCTAATATCCGCAACTGTCATTGGGACCGACGCACCACCTCCCGAGTTATCTCGCGCATTGCCAGAAGCCCCCGTGACTGGCTGGTAAATAACCACAGTCGGAGTCGTCCGCTTCAGGACGCTGAACTGCGTGTTGCCGATTGCGCTGGCGGTGTCTAAAGCATAGAAAACGCCGCCGTGTGTTAGATAGCCCGCAGTTCCAGGGGCATCCGCTTGGTTGTAGGACTTCTCAAAGTACCTCTGGCACAGTGCAAGCTCGGTTCCAATCGGACGGCGCTCGAAAGGCGTGGCGACTGAGCCAGGCTCAAGCTGGATTTCTGTGATATAGAAACTTTCATCAGCCCCCGCAGTGCCGGTGACGGCGAAACTGATCTGTACCATTAACTGCGTGGCGTTCGGCGGGATTGCGAAGGTGTACCCCTGTCGCGCGCCATAGCTTGTATTCGCAGTGACGGAGAACGTCTGCGCACCGATTGCGGTCCAGGTTCCGCCAACACCCTGATCTGTTAGGCTGGTCTGGTAATAAACATTAACCGAGTGCCCGGTCAGCGAACTGATATTCCCGCCAGTCCCAAGGATGAAGGATAGCGTCGCGTTACCGTTTGACAAGCTCTGCGAGATTGTCTGCTCGATGGGCTGGTACAGATTGAGCGCGTTTGTTTGCGTATCACCAGCAGTTCGGGAAATTTTCATCCCAAACTTGTTAATCCCGAAAAAGCCAGTAGCGACCTGCACGTTCATATGGTTAACGCTGCCGGTTCGGCTTGTGTACCAGCCGTCAACGAAGTATCCATTCACATCATTAGCCGACACGCCCCGCTGCGCTATCTGCATCCCGCCGTTGCGCAGACGATTCCTGAAGCCGGCGAGCGGCCCGCCATTCAGGCTCGCCAGCGCCGCCAGACTGGTAATATCGGCATTAGCCCCCGCCGCAGCTTTCAGCGGGAGTGTCGTGTACACCCCGGCGTTTACGTCGTTTAGCCAACTGGCGACAATAGGAGTTACTTGATCTACAAAAACGGTACTTGTCATATGGGCCTCTTAAAGAACTACCCCGGCATAGGCACAGCCCGCTAAAGCAAGCCCTGCAATACTGATATGAAAGAAACACGCCAGCCCTGGAAGGGGAATTGCAGTCCAGTTTTCTGGCTGACTCCACGGAACCGTCTGAACGTCTTGTACCCCACGCACAAACTCCTGCGGATGGCGCGGCTCCCAGCAGCTCTCGCAGACGTAGAAACCCTCCCACTCTCGGCGCAGAGTGGAGGCCTTGGCCTTCTTACCGCAGCGAAAGCATACGGCATTCCAGTCGCCGAGGGAGAGGAAGTCAGCGCCACTCATCACAAGGAGCGGGAAAGAATTCCGACAGCAATGGCAAGCGTAGCAATGGCGTCCTGGGCCTGGGCGAGCGTAGTGACGTTTGCCGCAACCCAAGTTTGTACCTGCGCAGGGGTCATGGCTTTGAGCGCGGTGAGTTTGACGTGAGCTCGCGCGGCCGCGCGGTCGAGGTCATCAGCAGAAGGCGCTGGTGGTGCAACGTAATCGCTACCAGTGGCAACGATGAATCCATTGCTGAAGGTGACATTCTTGGGGTCAGCGACAGCCAGCGCGGCAGTCTCTCCGGCAAGTGTGGCGGGGAAGTGTTGGATGGTCATGGCGGCTCCTTAGCCGGGGAGGACTTCAATGGAGAAGGCTTCCGAAATGGCATAGTCGGTTGCCGTCGCGAGTTGATAGTTTAGTGCAATCGTCTGTGCAATACTGGTGTCTATCGCGCTCCTACTGTAAGGTTGCGTACTAACGTTCCAGTCCACACCCACGTTAGTCGGTGAGCCGACCTGAACATTGGTAACGCCTGCGTTGAAAATCTCTACATCGTGCGTATAGGAAAGATAGTTCGCCATCCCTGCTGAAAAGAACTGAGTTCCGCCGAATCTTGTACCCGAGATTTTGGCTCCTGCTGTATTGTTTGCCGTACCTTTTCGGCGGATTCTGAGCCTCCCGTTCGGCCCCATCATACCGCCAGGAACGGTGACATTCGACAGCGTAATTTCTGCCGTACTCCCGGTATAGGCCGAGTTGCTGCCAACGCCATTACTGTATCCCGTTGGGATAGCCGGGATGCTCATCGCCGCAAGGTAGGCAGTCGTTACCTGGAAATTGGTCGTGCTGGCTGCAACGCTCGTACACCAGCGAAATCCCGCCAGGCCATCCGCCATCGCGGTAGCTGGGAAATACAGCCAGATTCCTGCGTAGGCCGCCGGCAGCGCATTAGTGAATGTGATCGTTCCGTTTGTGGCGACTGTTCCGCTTTGTGCAATGCCGACTGGTATGGCGGATTGGGCGAGGATCTGCGGAACTTGCCCCTGCGCCGCTAAAACGCCACTGACACTCGGATTAGTAAAAATACCCATATCAGACTCCTAGCAGCACTTGAACCGCCGCTCCGGTGCCAGTCACGTTGCTGACCACTGCCCGAAGGTAACGCCAGGTAGACTGGGTGGTAAAACCATCAGAGAAGGATGGGGTTGCCTGCGCGGTCGTGCCGGAGAGAGTAATCACACCAAGGGCAGTTGCACACCAGTTATTGGCAAAAAACACCAGTCCGGTGTTAAGAGAGGTTGCGGTGCAGTTCTGGCTCAGAACAATCGACGTGTTGCTTGTAACAGTCTGGACAGTCGTTCCCGCCGGAACACCAGGACCGCTGACCAGCATCCCGACCACAACCGGGATAGGGGCTATCTCTTGGTTCTGCGCCACGCCGCCCCCAAAGTTTCCCGAGGCACTGGTAATAGTGGCGGAGCTGTTGGAGGTTGCGATCCCCCCGATCTGCATACCAGAGCCGCTGTAGTAATCGTTTGTTCCCTGAACGGTGACAGTAGCTGTTACCGCATTGCCGATAGCGGAGTTCAAGATAGCCTGAAGCGTAGCGAACGGGCTCTCCTTAAACAATGGCTGACTATTACCATTGACCAGAGTGGTGAGTGCGGGAAGCGTAGGAGTTCCGAAGTTAAAGTATTTCGGAGACTCCCCGCTGTAAATCTTAACAACATTTCCAGCCATGCTATACTCCTAGTTTCGTGAGGTCCAGCGCGAGAAAGACCAAGCCCTTACCATCGACAATCGCGATAAGGTCTTGGCCCTCCTCGCCCTTGAGACCTTCAAAGGCTTCAACACTCAACATCCCCCTGCCCTCCAGCGGCATAAGGGGAAAGCCGTTCGCCCACTGCAGGATAACCTTTGTCCCCGCCTCAACCGAGAAGGTGACGGACTCAAACCGCAGCGCAAGGGGCCTCGGCTCAAGTTTCGCAAGGTCAGTGAGCTGCACTTTGCCCGGGCCTCTGCCAGAGGCCATAGCCACCACATTCTTATGGCCGTCCCGAGTTCCGGCATGGGCAAGTAGCATGTTAGTTGAGCTCCACGCCGACAGAATACTCGTTCAGGTACAAGGCTCGAGCATTAGCAGTGGTGTTGGCAACGCTGACCCCGTATGTCAGCGGAAGCAGGGGAAGTAGGTTAAAGGCACTTCCGATACTCGGCTGGACTGGGGCAACAGAAGTTGTGAGCTGGGTTGCGGATAGATAGGCGGGGGAGATACCCGTGGCGACGTTGACCGTCGCGCCGGCTGCTACACCCACAACACCACTCGCGCCAATGCTTAGAACCTGTCGACCATTAACCCCAGCGTAGAGCGTATCTTTTCCGTTGTAGTAGAAAGCCAGGTCAATGAGGGGCTCAACCTCTAGGTAGGTGGTAACTGGGCCAGCGTTAGTGTAGCCAGAGCCAGGCACACTGACGAAAGGTGCGTAGAGAGAACCGTAGGATAGTCCCGAAGTACCGATTGGAACAGCGGGGTTACTGTTTGCGGTAGAGCCTATCCCGACGAGGATCGGAACATTGCCCGCACTGCCGGAAGTCGAGGTCGAGAGCACCAGCGGGCTGGCCTGATAACCCGCACCCGGAGTGGCAACCGTGACAGCTGTAAAGACGTTACCCGCGACAGTGGCCGAGAGAGTGCCTGCGATACTGTTTGTGTCCCCGTAGAGACCGCTGGGCCGTGCTAGATCGGCAATGTTCTGGAAGGTGGTGGTGGTGCCAGCCTTCTTGATAACAAAGTGGACGGCAGTTCCACCGGCGGGCTTGATGAAGTAAATGCCGTTAGATGCGGAGGAGGGAACGGCGTTATCAAACAAGCCTGCATAAATATTCGTGTCGTTAGCATTGCCGACCGTCGCGGGGTAGGCTAGCTTCGTATTGCACCAGATTTGATTGAGCGGAAGTGCCTGGAAAGCGGCCCCCAAGCGCTGGAGTGAAATCACATCCGCAGCGGTTGAGCCGGCTGTAGAAAGCTTGAGCATCCCGCCGGGGAAGCCAAAACTTGCAGCGGTGCCGTTAGTCTGACTTACGGTGTAGTCACCAGCCCGATAAGGGATGAAGTCCTCGGTGAGGACAATCTGAGAAGGGGACGTAGCGATAGGATACGTCGCCATGACGGAACGAGGGGGAAAGGTAGTGAGTCCCCGAGGAAAGCGTACTGCATTAGCCATTTGAATCTCCTAGTGGCGTTACACGATGGTAACGGGAGGGAAACCTCCCGCCGACCGGAGATGGGCTCACATAACGGGATTGTTACGTGAACCCACTATAACCTAACTCTTACGGCCCATTACTTCCGAAGATAGCGCGGGGGTCAGTACAGCCCAGCGAGAAGCGCATGTAGGTTGCTGCCTTCGCATTCTTGGTGTCGAAGTCATTGTCCTGATCGAACGACGGCTTATCGCGCCAGAAGAACTGCAAACCATTCATCGCATTTGTGCGGACGAACCAGGCATGCGGAGCGGTCAGGTAGTGGTTCAGCTTAATGCCTTTCGGGAAAGCATTAGTGGCCTTCAGCGCATTGATCGCATTATTAGCCGTGTCGTTTTGAAGGACACTCTTCAGAATACGATTAGCGTTGTACCACTCCTGGCGAGGCACATGCAAACTCATCGGCATGAAGTTTACCAGCAGCCCACGATCAGTCGTGATGCCCATAATCTGGATGCAAATGTCTTCCAGAGAAGCCTCGCTCAAATCGGCGGCCGGGCTCAGGACGTTGCTGAAAGTGCCGCCGGTCGTGAACGGATGGGCGCTCGAAAGCAGGGGCTGCCCGTCTGCAAGCGCGTAGGAAGAATTGAAGCCGCGATTGTAGAAGGTAGCCGCAATGTTCTCGATTGTCTGCACAATGGAGAAAGCGTTGGCCTTCGCGCGCCGCATGGAGACTGTCTCGTAAAGATTGTCGCGCAGTTCCTCGTAGGTGCAGATATACCCGAGGGCATACGCCACATGGATATAGCGAGAGACCGGGCCTTGAATCTCAGAGTCATACGCGATAGGCGCGCCCTCGGCCTTGACCGGAGCCAGGCCAAAACCGGTAACCTGCACGTCCTCCTCATACGCCATATCGGACTCTTCAATGTCGAAGAGGTCCGGGTACTC